TCAAACAAAGATTAGCTGAGTCGGTTGCTGATGTAATCTTCTCCGAGGTCTGCGAAGGTCTGGCACTTTCACAGAAGGAAAAACTCGCTTCTCTTGCCGAAAATGTTGAGTTTGATAGTGAAGACACATATCGTGAGAAACTGGAAACTCTGAGGGAGTCATACTTCCCAGCAAATGCCGGTACTCAAAGAGACAAGTCAGAGAACATTTCAGAAAGTTCTGATGCAGAAGTTTCTGCTTCCGTATCTCCTTTAATGGAGGGTTATCTCCAAACTCTGACCAGAGTTTCGCAAAAGTGATTTTTTAATCATAAGTCAAACTAAAACTTAAAAGGTAAATTCAAATGCAAGGTTTCAATGCTGAACACCTTCAGGAGAAGTGGGCACCTATCCTCAACCATGACGAGGGTCTCGGTAGCATCAAAGATGCACACCGCAGAATGGTTACCGCAGTTCTTCTGGAGAACCAAGAAAGAGCACTTCGTGAGGAAAGAGAATTCCTCTCCGAAGCCCCAACATCATCAATTGCAAACGCAGCAGGTAGTAATGCAGGCTACGTTGGTTCTGCTTCCGATGGTGGAAGTCAGGCAGGTTTCGATCCCGTTCTGATCTCCCTGATTCGTCGTGCAATGCCTAACCTGGTCGCATATGACCTGGCAGGTGTTCAACCAATGAACGGTCCTACTGGACTCATCTTCGCAATGCGTTCACGTTACACCAACCAGAATGGTGCAGAGGCACTATTCGATGAAGCAGATACTGGATTCTCCAACAGTGGTCTCGGTACTTCTGGTAAGTATACACCTGCTTCCGAAGGTGTTGAAGATGCCGTTGGTTTAGGAACCACTGGTTCACAGGGTGGTAGCAATCCTGGTCTCCTTAGCCCAACCGCACAGACCGAAGCAGGTTATACTGTCGGTCAGGGTATGGATGTTGCCCAGTCTGAAGCACTGGGTGATGGTCAGACTTTCAACGAGATGGCATTCTCGATCGAGAAAGTCACCGTTACTGCAAAGTCAAGAGCACTGAAAGCTGAGTACTCCTTAGAACTCGCACAGGACCTCAAGGCAATTCACGGTCTGAATGCTGAAGCAGAATTGGCAAACATTCTCTCAACTGAGATTCTTGCCGAAATCAACCGTGAAGTTATCAGAACCATCTATAAAGTTGCAGAGCCTGGTGCTCAAGCAAACGTTGCAACTCCTGGTACTTTCGACCTCGACGTTGACTCCAACGGTCGTTGGTCTGTTGAGAAGTTCAAGGGTCTGATTTTCCAAATCGAGCGTGATGCTAACGCAATCGCACAAAGAACTCGTAGAGGAAAGGGCAACATGATTCTCTGCTCCGCAGATGTTGCTTCCGCACTGACCATGGCTGGTGTACTTGATTACACCCCAGCACTCAACGCAAACCTGAACGTTGATGACACCGGTAACACCTTCGCAGGTGTACTTGCAGGTAAGTATCGTGTATATATCGATCCATATTCTGCAAACGTTTCTGATACTCAGTATTACGTTGCTGGTTATAAGGGTACTTCACCTTATGACGCAGGTCTCTTCTACTGCCCATATGTTCCTCTCCAGATGGTTCGTGCCGTTGGTGAGAACACCTTCCAACCAAAAATCGGGTTTAAGACTCGTTATGGTATGGCTGCAAACCCATTTGCTGGTGGTGCTGCCACTAATAACGACCCAACCGGTGGTCTTGTCACCAATGCAAACCGCTACTACAGAAGAGTCAAGGTTCTCAACCTCATGTGATATCAGCCTTCGGGCATTCACTTCTCAGAGGGTTCTTCGGAACCCTCTTTTTTTATCTAAATAAAAATAAAAATGTCTTGTAATTTTCCAAATCAGATAGAGAATAGAAATTTTCTATCTCCAATTGGGTTTAAATTTACATTAGCAAAATATCCCAAGATTTCCTTTTTCTCAAATTCCACTAGAATTCCTGAGATTAATATGGGAACTGCGATACAACCAACCTATCTCAAAGACTTGGACGTTCCTGGAGATAAGTTAAGTTATGGTGATTTTTCATTAAGATTTTTAGTTGATGAAAATATGGAAAATTATATGGCAGTTCATAATTGGTTGACTGGTTTGGGATATCCAGAAACGACACAACAATTTAAAGATTTAACGACAAATGATGATGGAATTAGAGATTTAAAAGAACAATTTAGTGATGGTAGTTTACATATTCTCAACAGCAATTTCAGAACACAAGCAATTGTAAAATTTAGAGATTTATTTCCTATTAGTTTGACTTCTTTAGAGTTTGAGGCAAGTGATACAGATGTTAACTACTTTACAGCAGAGGTCAGTTTCAAGTATACTGTCTATAATATTTTAGCATCTGATAATAGAACTCCCCTATGAACCTTGATCAAATTCAGGAAATGTGGGAAAGAGATTCCCAAATCGATCCTGATAACCTACATGATGAGTCACTCAAAATTCCTCAACTTCACTCAAAATATTATACTCTCTACAATACCATCACATTGTTGAGAGAGAAAGCACGAGAGTCTTATAACAGAGTTAGATTGGAAAGATATAATTATTATACTGGAAAGGCACCAGCAGAGGTGTATGTCGAAGATCCCTTCCCATATAAAGTTAGAGATAAAGAAGCATTACAGAGGTATCTGGATGCTGATGAGAAGTTAAATAAAGTAGATCTCAAAATTCGTTATTATGATGTTGAACTCAAGTTTCTGGAAGAGATTATTAAAATAGTTTCTAATAGAACTTTTCAAATTAAAAATGCAATTGAATGGAATAAGTTCCAAGCAGGTTACAACTAATGGACGATAAAGAATCAACTTTTATTTTAGATTTTGGTATAGAAGATATACATCTTTTATACCATTGTGTATGTAAAAGAATTGAGACTTGGGAAGGACATCCATCCAGACATCCATATGAACAAGAGCATCTCAATTATTTAAAAACAGAATTATACAAAGCAGTATTAGATTTCAAGTTTAATGGTGGGGACTAAATATTCATAGGTGAATCCTATGGATTATGTCTCATTTGATTATTTCTAAAAAGAACGAAGTATATCTTCAGGTAAAGGCAGAACCACATGTCTACTACGAGTTAGCAGACCAATTTACCTTCGAAGTGCCCGGTGCAAAATTCATGCCTCAGTATCGTAGTAGACACTGGGACGGAAAAATTCGTTTATTCAATACTCAAACTGGAGAGATATATGTTGGGTTATTGGATAAACTCACAAAGTTCTGCGATGATCATGGATATACTTATGAGTTTGTAGATAATAAATTTTATGGTCTTCCATTTGAGACGAATGATTTTATCTCAAAGGAAGGTGTAAAAGATTATATGAATGCTATTTGCAAGTATTCTCCCCGTGATTACCAAGTAGAGGGAGTATACGACGCCCTAAAACATAATAGAAAGCTGTTGATATCCCCAACTGCTTCTGGAAAGTCTCTGATGATATACTCTCTTGTGAGATATTACGTTGAGAAGCAACAAAATATTCTGATAGTCGTTCCGACGACTTCCCTAGTAGAACAGATGTATAAAGACTTTGCAGACTATGGTTGGGACGTAGGTTCATATTGCCACAAGATTTATGCGGGACGTGAAAGAGAAACAGATTCTCAGGTAATCATCACTACCTGGCAGTCCATCTACAAACTCCCTCGCAAATACTTTTCAAGATTTAATGTGGTTGTTGGAGATGAAGCACACCAGTTTAAAAGTAAGTCATTAATATCTATAATGTCTAAACTTGCTGATTGCAAATATCGGTTTGGTTTTACAGGTACACTTGACGGCACACAGACTCATAAGTGGGTACTGGAAGGTTTATTTGGTCCTTCTTATAAGATTATTCGCACTGAAGAGTTGATGGCAAAAGGTCACGTTGCCAAATTGGATATTAATGTACTTCTACTGAAGCACCCAGCACATAGATTTGAAACATTTGAGGATGAAGTTCAATATATTATCAATCACGAAAGACGAAATAAATTTATCCGTAACCTTGCACTTGATCTCAAAGGTAATACTTTAGTTCTTTTTGCAAGAGTTGAGGGACACGGACAACCACTTTATGATTTGATAAATAATTCCACGATTGATGAACGTCAGGTGTTTTTCGTTCATGGTGGAGTGGATACAAAAGATAGAGAACTAGTCAGGGAGATTACTGAAAAAGAAAACAACGCAATTATCATTGCTTCATACGGAACTTTCAGTACAGGCATCAACATTAAAAATCTCCATAATGTTATTTTTGCTTCTCCATCCAAATCTAGAATTCGGAATCTCCAGTCTATTGGACGCGTCCTTAGGAAAGGCAATAACAAAACAAAGGCAACTCTCTATGACATTGCTGACGACATTTCCTACAAGTCCAGGAGAAACTACACACTTAATCATCTAATCGAAAGAATTAAAGTCTACAATGAAGAAAACTTTAATTATGACATAGTAAATATACCCCTTAAGAATTAATATGCAAGAAGAATTTTACTCTATTATAAAACTTGTATCTGGTGAAGAAGTATTATCTTTAATCTCTATCGATGAGAATGATGGAGATCCATTGGTAATTCTCCAAAATCCAATCTGTATTAAAATGATCGAGTCTTCACAAGGACTTTACGTTAAAGTTAAATCTTGGATGGAATTATCAGATGATGATTTCTTTATTGTAAAACCTGATA